GCTAATGGGAAAGAGAGAAATACCACATTAAGAGATGCTAAAAGCATAGGACTTGTTCCTTCTGTTACTACTATTCTTGGCATGGTTGCTAAACCTGCATTAGAGAACTGGAAGATAACTCAAGCTATAAAATCTGCAGCCACTTTAGACATAGGAGATGAAGAGTCTATGGATTCTTTTGTGTATAGATGTAAGGCTGATGCTAAACAGATTGGTTCTAAAGCTGCAAAAGAAGGAACTAAAATACATGCTCAAATAGAAAAAGGTTTCTTAGGAGAAGAGAAAACTGTGCCTTATAAAATTATACAGGCATGGTTAGATGATAACTTCCCGAAAGAAGATTGGATTGCAGAAGATTCTTTTTGTGCTAAGCAAGGTTATGGAGGTAAGATAGACTTGTATTCTAAGTCAGGAATATTTGTGGACTTTAAAACTAAAGATAACCTAGAGGGCAAAGAACCTAGTAAGTTAGTGTATGATGAACATGGTATGCAACTTTCTGCTTATGCTCAAGGTTGTAACATAGATGAGCCTACAAGAGTTTCTATCTTTGTAGACAGAGCAGATACAAGTTTAGTTCTTTGTCATATATGGGACACAGAATCACATGAGAAACATAAAGAAATGTTTAATAGTATATTAAGATATTGGCAACTGGTAAAAAATTATGAGTGGCAAGAAGTCTAAACAGTTAAGAAGAAAAGCAGAACATTTATTGATAGCTTGGTTAAGAACTATGACACCAGATGGCGAAGATAAAACTAAAATAAATGTAAAGAACTTACATGAGTTTTTACCAGAACAAACACATATATTTGCTAATAATAAATTTATGTTAAGTGCTTACAGTTTAAGATGGTTTTACAAACAAGTAAAAAGAAATCCTAATATACAAGTAGATAATTTACTTTAATGGCTAGAAAACCTAGAAAACCTAGACCTAAAAAGGTTAATGTACCTAAAGGATATGATAGTAAATGGGAATATGATATACATCAATCTATTTTAAAAAAATGGCAACATCATAATGAACAGATAGATTATATTGTTGAACATAAATACGAACCAGACTTTATAAAAGTTATTAATGGTCAAACAATATTACTAGAGGCTAAAGGTAGGTTCTGGGATTATGCTGAATATAGTAAGTATATTTGGATAAGAGAATCTTTAACAGAACAAGTCGGAGAATTTGAATTAGTATTTTTATTTCAAAAACCTTATGCTCCTATGCCACAGGCTAAAAAAAGAAAAGACGGGACTAAAAGAACTCATGCTGAATGGGCAGAAACAAATAACTTTATATGGTATAGTGAAGAAACATTACCAGAAGAATGGAAATAATGAAAAAAAGAATAAATTATAAATTTCAAGAAGATAAAATTTTAAATTTAATAAAAGATTATATTGATAATACTTATACTCAACATTATTCTAATGGTAAATATCAAGCAACAGATATGATTATAGATGCCGGACATGGCGAAGGTTTTAGCATTGGTAATGTTATGAAGTATGCTATGAGATATGGTAAGAAAGATGATAAACGAACAGAGTTATTAAAGATTATACACTATGCAATTATTGCATTACACTTAGAGGAGCAACATGGTAGAAGATAAAGTAGGAAGTAAGCCTTATTTAGGTATTGTTATAGATTATGATAGAGAAAAAAACTTTGATAAGTTTAGTATTGATACATTAAAAGATAGATATTTTTGGGATAATGAAACACATGCTCAAGAAGCTTTTGCAAGAGCTTCAGTATTTGGAGCAACATTTAAAGGAGAAACAGATTATGAATTGGCTCAAAGACTTTATGACTACAGTTCCCACAGGTGGTTCATGTTTAGCACTCCTATACTTAGTAACGGGGGAACAACTCGTGGGCTACCTATCTCTTGCTTTCTTAATTATGTACCTGATAGCAGGGATGGTTTATCTGCTCACTTCGATGAAAATATATGGTTGGCAAGTTCCGGTGGAGGTATCGGTGGATTCTGGGGAGATGTTAGGAGCAATGGCATACCTACTACTCATGGCTCTCGTTCAACTGGTTCAATTCCATTCATGCATGTAGTAGACTCTCAGATGTTAGCCTTTAATCAAGGCACAACTAGGAGAGGCTCTTATGCTGCATACATGGATATATCTCATCCAGAGATAGAAGAGTTTATAAATATGCGTAAAGAATCAGGTGGAGATATAAACAGAAAGAATTTAAATTTACACAACGGAGTTAATCTTACTAACGCTTTTTTAGAAGCTGTAAAAAATGATGAAGACTGGAGATTGATTGACCCTAAAACTAATGAAGCTGTAAAGGTTATTAATGCTAGAGATTTATGGTGGCAAATAATAAATGCTCGTGCTGAAACTGGCGAACCTTACATGATTAATATTGATACTTGTAATGATGCTTTACCAAAAGGACAAAAAGATTTAGGTTTACAAATTAAACAAAGCAACTTATGTTCCGAAATAACATTACCTACTGATGAAGAAAGAACAGCAGTATGTTGCTTGTCTTCTGTAAACTTAGAAAACTTTGATAAGTGGTCTAAGAACGATGACTTTATAAAAGATTTAATAACTATGCTTGACAATGTATTACAACATTATATTGACAATGCTATAGATACAACTCAACTGGGAGAATATAGTGCAAATTTTAAACGATTTAAAAATTATGTTAGAGAAGGTAAAGAAGGATATACTAAATCTGCCTATTCGGCATATAGAGAGAGAAGCCTCGGCTTGGGTGCAATGGGTTTTCATGCATATCTACAATCTAGGAACATACCTTTCGAGGGTATTTTCGCAACTGGATTTAACCACAAAGCTTTCACATATATTCAATCAAGAGCAAATTCAGCAACTAAAGAGTTGGCTGTCGAAAGGGGCGAAGCTCCTGACATCCATGGTTCGGGCAGGAGAAATGCTAATCTCTTGGCTATTGCTCCTAATGCTAGTAGTGGGATTATATGTAGTGGGACTTCTCCTAGTATTGAGCCTTACAGGGCTAATTGCTACACTCATAAAACTTTATCAGGAAGTTATCAAGTTAAGAACAAATATTTGGAAAAACTTTTCAAGTCAAAAGGATTAAAAGGTACGAAGCTAGATAATCTTTGGAAAGATATATCAGGTAATGATGGTTCAGTACAACACTTAGATATTCTTACAGATGAAGAAAAAGAAATATTTAAAACAGCAAATGAAATAAATCAAATATGGATTGTAGAACATGCATATCAAAGACAGCAGTTTATATGTCAAGCACAGTCTGTAAATTTATTTTTTACTTTACCAAAAGCAACAGAAGACCAAGCTATACACGATGATTATATGCAGTATGTTAATGATGTTCATTGGTATGGTATGAATAAATTAAAATCACTTTACTATTTTAGGTCTAACGCAGCTAGAAGTGTAGAGAATGTAAACATTAAAGTTCCAAGAATCAAGTTAGATGATGTGGAATGTATAGCATGTGAGGGATAACATGATAAAAGAAAAACTATATGATGCTTTATATGACAGATATAAAGCTGAACAATCAGAAGCTTTATGTAATCTTCAAATGTATTTTAGAGAATGTGTTGGTGTAGCTGACCATCCTAATACAGTTGATACTGTAGCTAAATTATTTGAAGAGTATGCAGAAGCGACAGAAAATTTAAATATATTAAAGGAGAATAGATATGAGTTTGTTGGGCAATAGAGATTATTATAAACCATTTGAATATCCGTGGATGTTTGATTACTATGTATTACAAAATCAAATGCATTGGATGCCGGAGTCTGTACCATTACATACAGATGTAAAAGACTGGCAAGAACTTTCAGATAAAGAAAAGAATTTACTTACACAAATATTTAGATTGTTTACTCAATCAGATGTAGATGTTGGTGCAGGTTATATAGATAAGTATATGCCTTTATTTAAAAAACCAGAAGCAAGAATGATGATGGGTTCTTTTGCTAATATGGAATCGATACATCAACACGCCTACAGCTTACTACTTGATACAGTAGGTATGCCAGATATAGAATACAAAGCATTCTCTGATTATGAAGAGATGTCAGATAAACATGATTATGTTGGTAACTTTAAACCTAGTAAAGCTAAGAAAGAAACTATAGCAAAAACTCTTGCTGTTTATTCTGCTTTTACAGAAGGATTACAACTCTTCAGTAGCTTTGCAATCTTATTAAACTTTCCTAGGTTTGGTCGCATGAAAGGTATGGGACAAATTGTTACTTATTCTATTCGTGATGAGTCATTACATGTTGAAGCTATGACTAAATTATTTAGAGAGTTTATTAAAGAAAACATAGAGATATGGACAGATGATTTTAAGAAAGAACTATATGAAATTTGCAGACAAATGGTTACACTTGAAGATAAATTTTTAGATTTAGTATTTGAAATGGGAGATATTAGAGGATTAACTAAGAAAGATATGTATGCTTATAACAGATACATAGCTGACAGAAGATTACTTCAGCTTGGACTTAAAACTAATTATGACCAAAAAGAAAATCCACTTGGTTGGATTGATGAAGTAACTGGTGTTGAACATCAAAACTTCTTTGAAGGTAGAGCAACAACATATATGAAAGCAGGACTTAGAGGAAGACAAGATAACATAACATTTGCAGGATTTGAATAATGAAAAGAGAAGAAGCTATACTTCTTGCTTACAAAGTTCTTTACGATAGAGCTGGTAAATTAATAACAGAAAGAACTGTAACAGATATAGAACAATTAAAAACTTATTTAACTGATGAAGAGTATTCTACTTTACAATCTGTTTTAAGAGAAGGTAGTATAAAATTAGATGAGATACATAATCATATAGAGTCTAATTTAAATGCTAGAAAAATGAAAGATTAATGAGATGGGCTAGTTTATTATTAGGAATACTTACTCTTCCTTTAATATTTAATCTAACACCTTTAGAAGTTTTAAGACTTAAAACCTTTGATGCTGTTATAGAAACACCAGAACCATCCGGTAACTTTGTAATCTTAAATATAACAGAAGAAGATGTAAGAGAAAGAGGAGGCTATCCTTTTCCTAGACAAGACTTAGCAGAAATACATCGACAATTACTTAATGAAGGTGCATTAGGTGTAGGATGGGTTATTTTATTCCCACAACCAGATAGATTTGAAGGTGATAATATTTTTGCACAGATGTTAAGTTATGCTCCTAGTGTATTAGCTATGCCAGAGTTTGATAATGGAGAATATCCTAAAACACATGGTACTGTTATACTTGGACCAGATGTAGAATTACCTGTAGCTAAAGGATTTTTACAGAATATTCCTGAGTTACGAGAAGCAGCTTCTCAAGGTGCTGTGTCTGCACCAGTAGATGTAGATAACCTTGTAAGAAGATTACCATTACTACAGCAAACACCTGATGGCTGGGTTGCTGCTTTTGGCACAGAAGTTTTAAAAGTATTAGTAGGTGGAAAAACTTATCAGATAAAAACAAACGAGAATGGTATAGAACAAATAAGGGTACGAGGATTAAATCCAATAAGCACAGATAGTCTTGGTCGTAAATGGATAAGTTGGGTTGATACACCACAAACTACACTATCTGAAATGAGTGTTGCAAATAAATTTGTATTCGTAGGTGTTACTGCAGCAGGTGTAATGCCCACTTTAGCTACACCAAATGGGTTATTAGAACCACATAAGATACAGGCTGCCCTTGCAGAAAGTATTTTGATTAACTCTCCGTTCATACCAGACTATAGATTATTTGTAGAATTAATTATTTTATGTATTTCAGGATTACTTATAGCATTTTTAATAAATCGTTTTGGTATAACCATGGGGTTACTATCTGCCGGTACATTGATGCTTTCGATTGCTGGGCTAGGTTACTATTTTATATTACGAGGTTTATTAATTGATGTAACTTGGTCTTTAATAAGTATGTTACTTATTTCTACTCAACAATTCTATATAAACTTTAGAACACAATTTAAATTAAGACAACAAATAAAGAAACAGTTTGGTACTTACCTTTCTCCTGATATGGTTGCTATGCTACAAAAGAATCCAGAGCTTTTAAAACTAGGTGGAGAAAGAAAAGAAATGACATTCTTGTTTACTGACATCATGGGCTTTACTCCTGTATCAGAAGTATTTAAAAACAATGATGACCCTGAAGGTTTAGTAGAACTTATAAATACTTATCTTGATAAGATGACAAAAATTATACTAGCTAATGGTGGGACTATTGACAAGTATATGGGCGATTGCATCATGGCATTTTGGAATGCTCCTCTTCCTTGTGAAAACCATGCAGAGTTAGCAATTAAATCTGCAATAGAAATAGAAGAAGCAACACTAGAACTTAATAAACAATTTAAAGAACAAGGCTTAGACTTACCACCTATCAATGTAGGAACTGGTGTCAACTCTGGAACTTGTATTGTTGGTAACATGGGAAGCGAAACAAGGTTTGATTACTCTGTTGTTGGGGATGCTGTAAACTTATCAGCTAGATTGGAAGCTACTGCTGGTAGAAATGATTATAAACAATACAAAATAATAATATCAGAGTATACTAAAGACTTAGCAGGTGATGTATTTAACTATGAATTAGTAGATAATATATCTGTTAAAGGTAAATCAGAGAAAATTACAGTCTATTTTCCTTCAAATAAGTAAAACCTTGTGAGAGCTACGGAGAAGCCCGTGGTTAAATAATAGGTGTTTTTGAAGCCAAGGTATTACTTACCCTTTAACTTTGCAATACAGAGCATTGTGTGATGTCGTTTTTCTCTAATCGCCCTGTTTTATAGTAATTGTAGAAGAACTACCACCATTTACTACAATTTGTGTACTCTTTCCATTTTGTACAAGGATAACAGTATAAGAACCTGTTTTGTCTAAGTCTAATCTTACTGTATCTTCTAATGATTTTAAGAAAGTTACTATATTATCTGTAACAAAAGTATTGATTTGAGTATCAGCATCATAACCTACAGTAGTTCCTTTTAAATCTAAGTCAGCTTTTAATAAAGTTTCTGTCTGGTCTAACTCATTTACATCTTGTATTATATCTAACAAGTCTTCAAGAAAGTTTACATCTAAATAATTAATATCTAATTCAGTAAACTCTAAGTCATCTTCTGCAAGATAGAAACGCTACTTCCAGTCTCTCCCTGTACATTTATTTTCTCCTGTGGGGGATTTACTATTAACATATTATCAATTAACTCTAAAGTTAAATCTAATATAACCGGTTTAGTAGGTTCTGTTTCAAACATAGAAACTGTAGTAGCTTGATAGGGTTTGTTAAGTACTACTTCTCCCATAGCTGTTGCTACTAATATTTCTCCACTAGGAGTGCCATCATCTTTTGGTAATAATATAATTAAAGATTCTCCAATCTCATTTACTGTAACTGTAAAATCTGTACCACGAATAGATACATTAGCACTTGGCGTACTAATAGAAATGTTTTCTTTATTTATATTATTTAACTTGCCAGTAATAAATCTAGCTGTACCACTAGCAAACTGCAAAGCCATTTTAGACTTTGAAGGATTAGGGTCATAGATAAATTCATCTATAACTAATTGTGAATGTTCTGTTAAACGAACTCTAGTTTCGTTAAGGAATGTTATTCCTATTCTTCCATTAGAAGTTTCAACATTATCAAAACTTTCTATACCAAAAGATAAAGCAGCATCATAAGGTTTATCCCTTACAATCCTGCTATTACCTTTAAGTTCTGTTACGCTTCCAATACTAGCATCCGACTGTTGTGCCACCATCGTTTTGGATGATACACACAGTACCAGAATTGCCACTTGAAAGCACCTTAAGCCAATCATTATCTAATGTACTCAGTTGTTGTATGTTAAAAGTTCTAGAGTTTCCAGTCTGGTCTAAATAAAAGTAACCACCAGCATATCCACTACCTGTAAAAGTAACGCTGTTACTATCTCCATCAACATCAACATAAGAAGTACCACCATCATAATTTATATCAAAGTCTAGTGTGTTACTACTACCATTGATAATCCAATCTAAATCTGTATTACTAGCCATAGCACTTGTACCTAAATCTAATGTAAAGGTATTACTATCTCCAGTAGTATCAACATTTAAGTTTGAACTATCAGCACCATAAGTATTGGTAGGGTCAACTTGGATAGTAAATGCATTTGAGTTGCCATCAAATTCAAAAAAGCCTGTAATATTATCTCCTAGTATATCTCCAAGAAATGTATTACTGTCTCCTATTTGATTAATGTCAAGTGTCAAAGAACTACCATCTAAATCTAATGGATTCATGTTTCCTGCTGTAGATTGTAAACCACCGATTATGTTACCAGAACCTAGTTGCTCTAAATCTATATTAGCAGTAGCACCTGATTGGTCAATGTATATTTCGTTATCAGCCCCGTATGCTGTCAATGCAGTCAGCATCACAATCAGGCTCATCAATTTTATATGTTTCATATTCCCAATACCCTCTCTTTATTCCTATTTCTATTAAGTTAAATACTCCAGTTTCTATTGCCTTTTGCAAAGCTATAGAACCCACCTCGTTCTCAGCAACTCCTCCTTCTATTTCTACAAGTTCTGTGCCTTGTTCATAAAATTTAAAGATGTCTTGAGAAACACTTGTAGATAAAATATTTTTAGAGATTGTAGTCTCTATTAATATTTCACCTGTTGATACAGAAACTAATCGTAATGATATAGTTACTACATCTTCTCTGTATTGTTTACTATTACCTACACCTAAGTATCTAGCACCAATACCACCAGATTCAACATTGGTATCATAACTAATAACTCCACCTTGTATTATAAGACCAGCAAATAATAAAGGTTGTAGCTTTAATTCTTCATCAAAGTTTTCTCTAGTTGACCGGATAAGTTGTCTTTCTTTTGTAAGATTTTCTAATCCTACTCTTTCAACAACTCTAAAAAAATTACCATTAGCAGCATGTTTTAAAGCTCTGATAAGCAATGCTTCAGGAGCTTGTGTAACTGCTGTACTAAACAAAGCAAAGCTACTATTACTTTTTCTTTGCCCTGTTAAGTCTTGAAAGCTATTAGGGTATACTGCTATAATTGGTTTAATTTTTGCAGGAGGTAATTCAGTTAATTTAACTGATTGTAAATCTAAAATATTAGCAGGTTGTTTATCTTTTGTTAAAACTAAATCTGAATTGTGATTTAAAACTGCACAACTAGAAAGTAAAACTGCCAATAGGCAAACTGATAACTGTCGTATTCCCATCGCTGTCCGTAATTTTTAAAGTTATTATTCCATCTTCAACACTATAGTCTATAGTATTACCTTCTAAAGTTAGTGTGCCACTATCTGAAGGCATTTCTCCAAACAAGTTTTCTACTAACTGTCTTGATAGTTGTGCGTATATTCTAGATTCTAAATTTCTTATAAATCTTGCAAGTGTTGTATTTTCTTTGTCTCTTTCTATTTGTTCTTGTAAAGCTTTAAGTTCTTCTTTGATACTCATCTTTCTATTAAACTCTTGATTTTCTATAGTAAGATAATGTGCAGAAGTACCTACACCACTAAAGCTAGGATTTTTAAATTGATGCACCATTTCATCTGCTATACTATTAATAGACCAAAACATAATAAGTAAACTCCAAAAGAACATGCAAAACTTACAGTTCCTTCCGGCTTTATAACTATTAAATGTTGGTACTAATTTCATATTAAAATATCCTCGAGTTTAACCAAAACATTCCAAGCATAAATCCAAACATAGTTACTTGAATTATAGAAGCTATTGTAATTTGTTTCATAGGATGAACATCTACAATTTTTTCTATCCAATCTTCACTAGGAGAAAGATTTACTACTTGTAATATTTTTCTATCAATCTTTTCTTTTGTCATCTCTTTTAGCTTTAGAGATTTTGGCAGTATCAATTAATTGTGGTACGCCTAATATTGTTTTAATCATAGTATCTTGTCTTATAATTTCATTATCAAGACTTCGTACTCTATCTATTAATGCAACTAAAATTCCGTGCTGTGTGTCTAATTTGACACCTAATCTTTCTTCTATAGCTGCTATTTGTGCTTCTACTTTTGCATCGACTGTATCTAGTTTTGCTTCCATACCATCAACAATACGAATAACTAATTTATATATAAACCATCCTAATCCTATAGCTGCTGCAATAGGAAAACCTACTTCTTGAATAAATACTACAATTTGGTCCATTAATCTTTAGTAGTGTTAGAAGCTCCAAAGTAAAAAGATATAACAGCACTAGCTAAACCACCAAGATAACCTAATACTAAGTTAATTAAAGCTTCGCTGTTTTGTTCTGGTGGTTGTAAAGTAACAAGAAAAATATATCCCATAAATCCACCTACTACAGATATACCCATGATACGGGCTGTCCAATCTT